ATGAGGGTGGGGGGCCTAAATGCGAGACCCCCCCTCCCCCGGGTCGACGAAGAAATTTTTATTTTTCAATCATCGATCTCGAAAGTTTGATAGAAATTTGTTCCATCAAGATTGAGAATTCGATCAATTGCATTTTCAATTTCTTCGATTTCAAGTTCTTCACTTAACGAATCGCTTGATGTGCACAGCCTGGCTAGGAGGCCACAGGTACCGTAGCCGTGGGCCGTGTCAAAAGCAAACCATTCGTCCCATGAAGTTCTTGGATCGTAAGGATTGTCCACTGTGGACAGCATCCTAGCCATAGTAGACCTCCTTAGAGAGGCCCTGTGAGAGGGTGTGTACCATGGTGTGGTCAGCCCTCCTCTAGAGCACGGTGAACAGATGTTGTAGAGATTCCCAAAGCTTCAGCAATCTCAGCAGCAGTCTTACCTCTACTACTCATAGCCTTGGCTCTGGCCACCATGCTGGACGATACCTTAGGCTGGGACCTAGGTGTAGCCAGTTCCCTCACTACTGATTCATCAGCAAGTTCGAGAACCTTGTTCAGTGCAGCCTGTGATACAGCACCTTCCTGGATAGCCTGCCACTCTCGAGGAGTGATAGCGAAAGGCTTCTTACCGGCCCCCGTTCTTTGACGGGCCTCGGCTAAAGCCTGGCGCCGGGCTTTCTGGAGACGCTCTTTATCATTGGCAAGAGTTGGATCAGCTTGCTTCTTCGCCCTGATTACCGCGTCGGCCAGGACCTGTGCCTGGCGTTCTCGGGGTTTATTCCGGAGGGCCTCGTTTACTTTGGCCTTGAGGGACTTAACTTCAGGGGCATAGGTCTTTGCGGCCTGGGGGTTCTTTCGAACAGAGGGGATAGCAAGTGTAGCCTTACGGGCTTCGTTAGCCATGGCCTTCAGTTCATTAGAGTGATTAGCGTAGACCGTTTCGATAGCACTCCCGTTCTTAGAAACAAGGGAGTATGCATCATGAGTCTCTGCCAACTTAGTGGACTTCTCAGTACGAAGCACAGTCTTACCATGCTTATCCACATAAGTAGCCCCAGTCTCTTCATAGACCTTGCGTCCAGTCTTCTTGTCAATGGGCCCACCCTTTGAAGCGGACCGGGCTTTTCTTTCAGGAACCCGTTTCTCAGATGAGGCACGGCTAATGAGAGTGGAAGCCCCAGCATTTGCCTTACCCTGGTACTTCTTCTTTAGGGCGGCAATACCGTTATCGATCTCGGACTGCTTGTAGTTGAGCTTGTGCTTCTCAGCGTCAATCACAACCATGGAGTGCCTAACGGCCCGGGCAATCTCAGCCTGGTTTGCGCCACCGATAGTCATATCAGTGATCAGGTTTGAGACCTCACCCATCTTCATCTGCTTCTGCTTAGAAGTCATGGGTGTCATTCCGGGGTAGGCAGGATACATAACCTTGGGATCGAAATCCTTCAGGCCCTTCAGAGCAGGAGAGGTCTTCACCTTTCCGCTGTTATTCGGAATACAGAGAACAGAATCTCCGTCGAAGTCTGCACCAGACAGACGCTCCGCCACCTTGGGGTGGATTCCGATTGCATCCTTAACCTTGGTCCCTATTGCTTTTCTGGCATGGGGGTTTTTGTTGTTGACTGTCAGCTCAGGGATCTCGAACCGTCCACCGTGAGGGTGACGAACAAGAACAACCTTCTCCCCATGTTTGAAGTTGGGGGCGTAAACCTCCGTGGTCTTCATCTTGGGAACGGGAAGGATTACCTGACTGGCCTGACGAGGTAGAGCTGCCGCCTTAAGATCAACGGCATCGGAGTCAACAGAGTCCGCAAACGACTGAAGCAGCTTCTTCTTGACCGAGGGGTTCGTAAGAGCCATAATCTCTTCGAACTCTGCCCGGCGCTTGTCTCGTACCTTCTGGAGCTGTTGCCTAGCCAGAGAGACGGGCTGCTTCGAAAGGAACTGGGAGCTCAAGGTCTTCGACCAATCACCCCAAGTGCCTTCGTCATTAACGATGTTCATCGCAGAGAGCTTCTTCCGGCCATTCGAGTCAGTATAGTGAAGCTGCTTGCGGATTACTGAACCGAACGGGTTCGCCGGGTCACCTGTCTGCTTCTTGAGGGCATCCAGTTTGTTCCCGGTTGGGTTCTTATTCGTGTTGAACCGGAGATCATATCCCTTTGGGATGTCATCCGAGTACATCGCCATACCCTTGAGGTAGTGCGTACCGTCAACACTGATTCGAACCTGAGCGTAGTTGGAAGAACCGAGGGAGAGATCTTTGACTCCACGTCGAACCTCAATGACACCGTCCATATCGGTACCACCCTCATTTCCATAGCGAACCTTCAGTCGCTTGCTGGAAACTGCAGTGGGCTTCTCGATACCGTATACTGTATGACCCCGGTCCTCAATGTTGACCCCGGGGGCCTTAATTTCGCCCCGCTTGGCCAGAACCGTCTTGTAGTCCATGCCCGGAGGCACCAGGACCTTCATTTCGGTGAACTTACCAGTCGTCTGCTGCTGGACCTTCACCTTGTGGACGTGATAGCCCTCAGCCTCGAGCATGGCAGTTGCGGTCTTCATCTTGGTGCTTGTAACACCCATGTTGACCTCAACACCGAGTCCGACGTCAAGAAGACCGTCCTTACCGACCTGCTTCTTGAGCTCCTTAGCAAGCGCCTCAGTGCTCCCCGCCCTTTCTTTGAGGGTGGGGTCTAAAAGTGCTCGAACAGAGGACTCGTTGATGCCCATACGTCGACCAATGGCCGTGTTGGACATACCCTTCTCTTTGAGCCGGGCCACCATTGCAACGTCAGCCTTACGCTTCTCGTTCTTAGCAATGGACTTCTGGGCTCGAAGCTGGGTGGTGGTCATTCCAAGACCCTTGGCGATCTCAGTCTCAGAGAGGCCCTTCGCCTTGAGGTCTTTGATAGTGGAGAGGAGGTCGCCCGAGTGCTGATGCGGGTCCTTTCCGGAACCCCATGGGTAACGTCCAGACTTACGCTTAACACCATAGTGAGCGAGATCCATCAGGCCTCCTCTTCCTTGATCTTCTCAATAAGCTTGTCGAATTGGATGATGGTGTCCATGATAGGGGCGATGTCGTCGCCCTCCGGGTTTGCTACCTGAATATCGTCATTCTGGTAGATACGGAGCTCATAGTTGATAGCCCCAGGACGCTCATCATACTCGAGGCAGAAGAGTGCCGCGTAGATCATGAGCTGATCAATCTTGGCGGGGTGAACGCCAGTCTTCAGATCGTGGATGCGAAGCAGGCCCTTGTCAAAGGAGATAGCGTCAGCAGTGCCAAAGCAGTTGACCGAGTAAAACAGGACTTGCTCCGGCTCCATCCGAAACCCAATAGCATCGTTAACATAGTTGTTGAATGTCACCTTGTTTCGAGGCATGCGCATCTTCAACCGAATGTGCTCAGCGGCGAGCTCGTGAAGACGGGTACCCTTTGCGGCAGCCTGGGCGGTTCGGAAGGTCTCGATCAGTTTGTCAGGGGAGTAATTGAGCCAGTGATACTTGCTGGCGGAAAGGAATGCGTGGGCCCCACTAAGCTGTGAGTGATTGTTGAACTTCACTGAGGATCTCGCTCTCGTTCTCAGGGTAGATGAATGCAGCATACGACATCGCATGCATGGTCCGAACGTAGTGTGCTTGATTCGGACGGACTGAGGCAATGGCGCCTCGCTTCACCTCAAGGGCTGCCCAACGATTCTTGTAGAGAAGAATCAGATCGGGAATACCTTGAATGTAGTTGGGATCATTTTTCAGAATGATGATCCCAGGCAACATCTTGTTCAGCTTCTTGATGAGCTGAGCTTGGAATTGTGACTCACGCAAGTTGTGCTCCTCTGGGTAAGCCTATAAGAAGGGATAGGCTTGTTTCTATCCTTCTTATCATTATATGCGTGGTTTGCGACAAGGGGTGTCACACGTATTGTAGAGGGAGGAGTACCCTTGGATGAGGGTGGACAAAAAAAGCCCTATACTTATATATATATTAAAAAATCAATCAATCAATCAATATATATATTTTACTAAAAATGGCCACATTGTGACCTTTCGTTGCAATTCCAAGGAAAAGTCCACAATACGTGTGACACCTAAGTGTCCACTTTTTTGTCCACAATACGTGTGATGAGTATCATCTGTCACTTCTGTAACATGAAAAAATGGCCAGTGGGACGGAAAAATGGCCACCAAATAAAAAGCGACCACTCTCCCGACCCACCGTCACACGTATTCTAACCGACGAATGCCCTCTCGTTGAACACCTTCTTCGAGCTCAGAGACCGCCGAACAGCCTTGTCGATCGACGAATCCGACTCAAGAAAGTAGTACTTCAACCGAGAATATGGCGTGTTCAATCGGTCGATCCGCCCCTCACACTGCTCCGTCACTCGCCAGGAATAGTTGAGGGACCAGAAGAGAACCGTATCGGTACTAGTACAGTTCCATCCTTCTGCCGCCGAGGTGTACTGACAGATATAGATCCATCGGTCTCCTCCTGGAATAGCATCGTGCCGATGTCCATTCCATTGTGCTGTAGGCACTCCAAGGCTCTCCGCAACTGCAAGGATTCGATCGAGTTCATAGTTGTAGTTGTAGAATACGATAACTCTCTCATTGCTTGAGAGTATGCGCTTGGCTTGCTCTGAACGCCAGTCATTATCACTGACCACCTTTCTCAAGATTCTGCAGACCCCACCTGCATCTCTAAGGGGTTCCTCTGTCCAGGGATCCATCCTGTTCTTCACGACCCACTTGTACAAGTCACGGTCGTAATCGCAGTAGACAGTCTCCCTCTCACGAGTAGTGTGTCGCTCCACCGGCATCTCCACAAGGATACTCCGTCGAAGTCGCTGCAGCTTCGCCTCCCCTATGTATCGTTTGACCTTGGGGTATTTTGCGAAGCGGTCAAATATAACGTGATCCTCCATGAACTCCGTACGAGTCCTGAAGAATCCGTGGGCCATGAATACCGGGAGGTAGTCCATCCAGACATCTCCAGGGGTGGCTGAGAGCAGAAGCCAGGTGTTCTTCTTCGTTATCTTGAGGAACTCCTTGACCCAGCGCCCACTGCCGGAAGCACGCTGCTCATCAAAAAAGAATACCGCGTGTTCTCGATCCGAGTACTTCCCGATGTTGTTCCACGAGTCCACCACAATGGATGAACCAGTGAAACTACATGCAGGATTAGTACTCAGACCGAGACGCGCAGCTTCTTCCTCCCACTCAAGGGAGTCCCGCTTCTTAGCGGTTGTGATGACATACAGCGTAGGGGAGCCCTTGACCTTCTTCTTAGCCAAGGACCCCCTTTTCTTAAACGAGGCGGCGTTACAAACCGACGTGAGGTACCACGCCAGGCTGGTCAGGGTCTTCCCCGAACCAACACCACCCGCCAAGATGCTGCCGTTCTGCAGTTGACGCACCGCCTGGATCTGCTCAGGACGGTACACAACTGTCATGGTTAGCGTGTTCTCCTTTCGAGACAGGATCCGAAGATCCACTCGTCGAATGCAGACTCATACTCCTCGAGCATCCATCCAAGGCGACCCTCAGCATACTCCTCCTTGCGGAACTCGGAGTTTGACTTCAGATAAAGGTTCTTCACCCAGAAGTTCCGTCGGTTCCCATCACGATACTGTACAAAGTATCCATCAGGAATCCAACCGACAAAGGCAGTCCACACAAGCACCCCAGCAGAGCGTTTGAGCTGCTTCTTGCCTCCAACCGGGTACATCCGGTAGAACCAGGTCTGCTTGTCAAGGGTGGGGGTCAGAAAACGACCAGTCCGCTTATTTCGAACCCTCCCAAGATCTGAGATCTCGTACTTCTCAAAGGGATGATCTATCGTTACCCACTGCTCAGTCGCCAAAGCGAACCTTTCTATCAGCCTCCGACTCCGTACATGAGCCGAAAATGTAGTCGTCTAACTCGGACACGGTCTCATCATAGATGGCGTCCATCCGAGCATTATACTCCTCATACCAGGCCTGCCGATACTCCGAGTACGAAACTAGATCCAGATTTTCAAGACGGCAGTTGGCCATGTCACCATTCAAGTGGATGACATAGTGCCCTCTCCCGGGCTCTCCGTTGAACGCACGCCAGATAACAATACCACAGCGAACCATGGTCTGCTTACCTGAGTCATCGCGATACAAGGAGAACCCGGGAGCCCCGTCTGAGCACTTCTGGATCCGAAGAACTCGCCCACTCGAGATATTACGCACCCGACCGAGATCAGATGCCTCATACCTTGAGAAGGGGTGGGGTAACTTTCTCCAGCGTTCAGTCAATGTGCATGGCCTTGATGTGGTCCAGGAGGTACTCCTTGTTCCCATTCTCCGCATTCGTGACAATACGGAGCTTGGTCGTGCGACGAGCGTAGTAGTATCTACGCGCCTCACTAGTGTCGAGGAAGACGAAGAAGAGAACCCCCTTCGCGATCTCCTGAACCCTGATGAGACGCATAGGTACACCCGAGACGATAACCTCCGAGACATCCTCCGACTTGAGCGCCTTCTTGATCTGCTCGAGGTCGGTGATCTCCTGGGTCGGATCGTCGAGGCTCCAAGAGTCGGATAGAGGATTGAATATGAACTTCTGATTGCTGGTGAAATCAACCCTGATCATGAAGTCCCTGTCCTGACGCTTCAGGTAAAGGTACCACACTTTGTTTCCGTTAACCTCAGCGTCGGTAGGCTCCATACCCATCACGTGCCAGAAATATCCAGCGTGCAAGAAAATGACCGGATGCAGATGCCGGAAAGTCTCGCTGATACGGAACTCGTTGAACTCGTTGACGCCGAGTCGCTTGGTGTTTCCCATGTTGATTGCCACCCAATCTGTCTGAGGTCGGTACTGAACGAATTCGAAGTCTTCGATGTTCTCGATGAGAATTCGATTGTGAAGAGGGTTTTTGATTTCGAAGAGGACAGAGTTGTCAAACCCAAGATCGAATGCCCGAGTAAAAGACAGGATCCTATACGCATCGCGGTTGGTCCTGAACTTGATGTAGAGCTCATTTCCACAATCAAGTACATCTCGGGCAAACGGCAAGAAGTCAAGCCCCTTGATAATCCGAGGGGTTTTGTAGAAACCGTTGTCTGTCAGTTCCATTCCGTACTCCTCAGAAATAACGGATCGTGTCGGCGGCCCACTCGACATTCTTGAGAACCCAGTCATAAGTCTGATGTCCCTTCTCGTTCGTTATCGTGTGGCGAGTGAACTTGGACTTCTGGTCGTCAGAGAGTCGGAAGGTGTACCAGTGCCCCCTCTCTCGCTCAGCGGTGATCCACAGATCGGTTGAGCCAGGAACCCGCATGAAGGACTTGATGTGGTACTGCCGGGACTCGTAAAAGAATGGAGTAGGCTTCCCCTCACGAGCAGTCCAGTAGTCGTAGTACTCCTTGGCATTGTAGGTCTTCCGCTCCTCAGCGAGGAAGAGGACCGACCCGTTGCTCATTAGGTCGCCGTTCTTGATCCGCATCTTGGTGATGAGCCCCTCGGCGTTCGTCATGTACATGATCCACTGGTCATCACAAGTGGGCTTGAACTCAGTGACGAAGAGGTCCTTGTTCCTGTAGATGAACGTAGGAAGCATAACCCCATCCGTCTCCTTGAGCTTAGCAAGATACTGCATGCGAAGCTCGTAGATGTCGACGGGGCCCTCGTCAACCTTGATAAGAGTAATCATTTGGTGCTCCTTTTGATGCGTCGTGGGATGTCGTACTCGTCGAGAAGGTAGTCCATGAATGCGAAGAGATCCTTCTCAATCTCATCCGCAAGCTCTCGATTCCTTACCTGAGACACGTCTACGACAAACCGATAGCTGTTGTTCGCAGTCCGCTTCTCAAGATGAACGGAACACCGTGGCGTGCGACGACGCTCCGGGTTCTTGATGTAGTCGAGCACGATCTCTCGACCAGGCTTAAGATCCGGGTTTGGATACAGAGTCTCCCGAGGTTCCTTGCCCTCAGCTCGATCTCGCTTACGAGCCTCATTGAGAGCCTTCCTCTCGAACTCCTCTGATTCCTTGACCGCCTTCAGAATATCATCAGCACTGACGATAAGTCGGCTAGCCACGTGTGTCCTTTCTATAAGTGAGAGACCCCGGGGCCCTTTTTACAGACCCCGGGGTATAAAATCAGCCTCGACGCATCTCCCGAATGAAGATCCAGATGAGCCAGAATCCTCCGGTCACCGAGACCATGAAGACATCAAAGAGGAAGTTGAAGAATCCATAGCGTCGCATCAGGCAGCCACCTCCTCGCCTTCCTCGTACTTAGCATCAAGCGGGTCCTCGGCGATGGTAACGTACATCGTGCCGAGATATGCCTTCACGCCAGAGTTCCCGTTGACCTCCCAGACATAGGGGTTGATCGTGAGGTCCACGTTCAGGATCTCAACGTAGTCAAGGCTGTCGACCGTCTGCTCAGTGAGATACACCCGGCGCTTGGTGATGTCCGGGATGCAGACGATCTTCGGCGGACGGGCCCGGTAGGACACTTCCACCTTGAGATAGTGGGTAAGGGCATCTGGGTCAGTTCGAGACTCCCGGGACTTCAGGTTCCACCCATCCTTCTCGAGGGCCTCAACCATGTCCTCGGGGATCTCAACGCAGAAGGTTCGCTTCGTACCACCGGCGTAAGGGCCAGCAGCGGAGAAGTCCTTGAAGAAGATACGGGCGTTCTCGATGGTGAGGTTGCTCAGTCGTGCCATTGTGTGCTCCTTAAATCAGGCTCGGAAATCGGGGTGGACGTTTGAGGGGTCTCCCTGTGCAATCTCTAGCACTCGGGAAATGAATCGTGTGAGATTCTTCTTCTGGCGACACTTGAACAGGATGGTGCGGATCCCACCTGCGAAGTTGATGTCCGCGTAGACAATATTCAGCCCCTTGTAGAAGCTGACCTCCGTGTCATCCGGAAGGTCGAAGTGCATCTGGTGACTGTACTTACCGATCCAAGAGGGCTTGACATTGCTCCTCTTGTCGATATACTCATCGAGCTTGACCTCTTCGAACTCATAGGCCTCCTCGTTCAGGTCACCATTGAGGTCGAAGTAGTCAATGACACTGGGGTTCTTCTTGCTCATGCGATCCACTCATCCTTAAGGTCGATCTTGTCGTGCATGATCTGCCTGAGGAACTCACAGGCGATCTGGTACTCACGGTTGTTGTAAATATAGATGGGCTTGATGGTGATGTCCTCGTCGTGGAGGAACACACGCATCACAATGATCTGGTGAATAGGATCGTAGGTAACGATGAAACTGTCCCCGTTCTTGAGCTGGTACTCAATGATGTCGGGGGCGTTACATATGACGAGAATATCGTCAACGTCATTCTTCTCCCGATACTCCACACCTCGACGGAATGCCTCGAAGCAGTCCTTGAGTTCGATGAACTCTGTATCGATCCGAAGATGGGTATCGTGGGCGACAATCTTTCCTGGCATGTGTGGTCCTTTCAGAAAAGCCTATACCCCAAGTTAATGGGGTATAAGCGAGATCAGTCTTCGATCTCGACGTTGTCTCGAGCTTCCTGTACGGCCTTGACGGTCGCATCGAACTGCAGCTCCACTTCGCGGGCAACGATTGCACTAGCAGCAACACCAGTGCCCACGGATCCGAACCAAAGCAGAATCTTAGCGATTCCATTTGCGTTCGAAACCAGGGGCTTGGTGAGCTTGCTGGCAATCATACCAGCTCCAATAGAGGTGAGTCCGGAGATGATAATCTTGGCAACGGGCAGCATGAGTGTTTCCTTTCGAGTAGAGGGGTCTCATATTACCCTTAGTTTCTGACGCGGACCCCCGGGCCCTTTTACAGACCCGGGGGTTTACACATCAGGTGTAGTTATGACGGAAGCAACCAGCGTCCTGCACGAACATCCAGTGCCGCTGCCAGAAAGGACCGCGGACAAGAACCCAGCGCCAGCATCCCATATCACTTCACCTCCTTTGTGTTCCAGAGAGTAGATGGAAGCCTAGAATTCGTCCTGGGCATAAACACCAGCTCGTTCAGACCGTCGTGGGAGAACATGTACGAAGTCCACTCGAACCAGGCAAAGCACAGAATCTTACCATCACGAGGACACGCGATCCGGCATCGACCCAGCTGATCCTGGAGGATCCGGGCATTCCAGTACTTACTGACCCGTCCCTCAGGAGAATATACGGTCAAGGTGAAGTGCTTGACGTTGACTCCATAGATGATCGGATCATCAAGAACCGGATCCCGGTCATTCTCGATCGAGAGCTCCTTGTATGACTCCCACTGGTTCACGTACTCAGTCATCATTGTCTCCGTTCCAGATATACGGCTCAAGCTCCAAGGGTGAAGGCCTCGAAGTCGCCGAATTCTCCCACCGCAGCCTTTGCATCGTCAGCAAGACCTTCGAAGTAACTCCAGTCGACCCACTCCTTCCAGTCGTCTGCGTGGGCTTCCTTGAAGGACTCGAACTGTACCCACCTGTGACCGGTACTGCCTGATGCGGCATGGTAGTTACCATCTTTCTCGCGGAGAAGGATCCCGCCTCCACGGTTCACGGGGACGAAGGCGCCGGTCTTACCGACGAACTCCATCTCTGGCTTCTCTTCTGTTCCATTGTTGAGGTACAGAGCGGTGGTAACGCTCTTGGTCTCCGCCACGTCTCGAATATCCAGCTCCTCCTTCGAGAAGAGCTCCTTGAAGACGTAGGGGTGCTGGAACTGGGCGCCGGTAGCGGACCACTTCCCATCCTCGTAGTCGACATATACGGCCTTGTTCACGAGGCACATACGATCGTAAGTAGCCTCGTGCTCGAAGGTATAGCCATACTTCTTGCCGAACTCCATGACCTTCTCAATGATCTCTGGAGTAGCCCTCGGGATCTTGATCGAGTCGGTCTTGATGTGAGCAACGTCGAAACCCTGCTCCTGGACGAAGTGCTTGAGGTCTACCATAAAGAGCGCGCCTCTCTTCGCAACAATATTGTCCACATTGCGGGGGTCCTTGAAAGGATTGGCAAACTTCGCCGCAGTGAGACCGTACACGGAGTTAATGACAATCTTGAGTGCGAAGGCCAATGCTTCGTAGTCGACGCCTTCCTCCAAGAAGGGGGCCAGGGCCCCATCGAGCAGTGCTCGGGCAGTTGCGTCATCATGATGCTTGATGGCTACTCGGGCTTGCTTGATCTCGCTGAAACGCTTAGTGTATCGGTCTCCGAAGAGGTTGAGACACTCGATTGAAGTGGGATGCATGCTCGCAACGTCGAGAAGGGCGACGTCGACGTAGATTCCTGGCTCGGCGTAGACGTATCCGCCCTCACCGACCTCCTCCCCACGATAGGTAGACTTGCCGAAAGAGTACTGATAGCCAGGGAATTGCTCACTGAGATCGGTGTAAACGAATTCATCCTGAGGATTCCTGTTCTTTCCGAATATAATAAACTGACTGTGCTTGTTGGTCGTGTCGTTAGGAGTCAGACCAGAAAGCTTGGCAAGCATAAGGCGGGCCTGCCAGTCCGCATGGAGGTGATTGAAGACCTCCTCGGTTGCAATAACATCGTTATCGCAATATGCCGCAACTTCCTCCCAACGATCCTCGGGAACGTTCTCGTCCCAAGGAATACCAAGCTCCTGGTGGTGCAGCCCAAGCTCGATCTCCCACTTCTTGAGAGACATCTTGGTGGCTGCGAAGTCGTACACATCCGTGTAGGACAGGTTATAGGCCTCGACGAATCCAGCAGTGACGCTGTTCTCGATGATGCGCTTACTCAAGTCATACAGCTTGGCGTTGTTAAAGCCCAGAGTACGAGCATAGAGAATATGATTGTCGTACTTCCGGCAGTTGAATCCGACAAGCCGCATCTCGCAGAGGGCCTCGATCTCCTCAGGGGTTGGGTTAATCATCCGATGTACGGTCGGATTACCCTTCACCTTCCAGTTCACAAGGAACAGGTTAGGAAATACCTCACAGTCGAAGAAGACCAGCTCGCCAGTCGGGAACCCAATGGACTTCTCCTCAGTATCCTCGTTAGTGAACGGCATCTCCATCACGGCCTTGATAGCCGACTCAGACTGATGCGTCGAGTTCATCGCAAACGCCAGCACCCGAGGCTTCAGGTCCTTGACGTCGTAGACCATCCCCTGTTCCTTGGCGTCACGGAGGATCTTGGCGATGAAGTCGATCGAGGGCTTTGTGGCCGGATGGATCTCCTTCCGAAGGTTGCGCTCAATAAGCTCCCTGACCTTCTTCTCGTTGGCCATGGTGGTCTTGTTGATCACTTTCTTCTCCTTAAATGGTAGCCCCTCTGAAATATGAGCTACCGGGATGTCATTACAATGGGTGACCTTTCTCCTCAGAGAGGAATCACCTGTGAAGACCTTGATCTCAATGTCTTCGTCGTAGAGCCTCGCCAGTTCGGAAGGGTCTCCGTCGTAGATGTAGTGGAGGTGAACTCCATTACCACCTTGACTGGTCTCGGCGTAGGTAGGGGGCCATTCTGAGGCGGCCTGAAGGTTTCGATTAAGGTCCTTCCGACCGTCCTGCTTGATATCAAAGTCGATGACGATGTGGTTCTCTGGGACTTTGACATAGTGGACCTCATGAGTATCTATCTCACGAAGAGTGGTTCGAACGTTTGCCCATCGGAACTGCGGAGTCCCATGGTCTCCGGCTCTTTGGGCTGGACAGTCCGCCAGAACGTCGTCGAGAAGGGACTCGGAGTAGTCGAGGGCCAGTGAATATGGCTCCTCTGGAGAAGCCTCGAGTTCGGCAGGATCCAGTAAGTAATCCCTGAAGCCGGAATAGACACTGCGTAGTCTATTGCCGTCATGCTGTACACGTGAATGAAACTCGTCAAAGTAATCTTTGAGCTCTTCGCGGAAGATGTATCGGCTCTTCGGGTACGGGATATTACTCTCACTACAGTACTCCTTATACAGCTTGTATGCCATGGTGAGACTAACGTACTTCTCTTCCTTGAAGAGGAGGTAGTTTTCCTCAACAAAGTTGTAGAGCACATTGGTCTTCATCATCATGTCCTGTGGCTTATAAGCGTCGTAGTAGTGCTTTCCAAGACTCCTATAAACCCCAAGACAGTGATTAGCGATCCTACCAAGCTCGTCACGGATCTGCGTCATCAGTGTCTGATACTCGTCAGCCCCCACGGTTTGTCCGGTGGGGGAGATGTCAATCAATCGACGGATAATACCAGACTTAGAGTCTGTGATCTTGACTGGCTTGTTCGTGCCAATGAAGAGGAGGGCGTTGATTCGCTTGGGGTAGCGCTTCACACCCTTCTCGTTGATCAGGATCGTCTCATGGGCAACCACGCTGTTAAGAAGGCCATTAGTTTCGATACGAGAGAGGTCTCCATCCTGATCGATGGCCACGAGCGAACTCTTACCGAGGGTACTTGTAGCAAACTGATCTGACTTGGATCCAAGAGCTCCTGCATCGAATGTAGTTGTATAGCCTTGGAATAGAAGCTCCAGAATATTGAGGACCGTCGATTTACCAGACCCCGGGGGACCATACAAGACGGCAAATTTCTGAATCCTCTTAGAGTCTCCAGCCACAATGGAACCGATGAGCCACTCGAGCTTTCGACGAGCATCCTCATCATATAGAGTTCCAATGAGAGTTCCCCAAGCGTCCGGCGAACCTTCCTCGAGGGAGTACGGGAGTCTTGCGGTAGCATAGTCTTCCTTTCTAGGAGTACTGTCCGCAAATATAAGCTTGGCATTAAGCTCCTGCCCGTTGTCAGGGAGCCTGGACTTCCAAGTCTGGAAGCTGGTCCATAGTCCAGTGTTGTAGTTGGACATAGTTTTCACAACGGTCTCGATTTGACCCTTGTGATTCTTCTGGTGCTCGAAGAGGGACCGGTCTACAAACGTAGCGACGTCAAACTCGTCTGTAGACCAGAGCCCCTTCTCCTCATCCCAGATTGCCTGGAAGTCTCGTCCCTGAATGAGAATATCCCTCGACCTACCGACGAGGAACTCAGGGTAGATTTCCACCTTTCCACTCTTTGTGGTACGCTCGCAGATTCGGTAGAAATCCATGAGTCTCCTTTACAAGTAATGTTCGTTTGCGTAGGCGTTCATCTGGGCCCAGAGTTCCGCCTTGCGCATATCACGTGCGCCATGTAGCGGGATCGCACGAAGAGGGAACATGGATCCGTGTCCCAGCTTCGTGTAATCCCTAGAGTTGATCCGCTCAAGGATGGAGTCGACTTCTTCCTCATGGCGGGGGTTGAATAGTACCTCGTCGGTGTAGTCGTAGAGGCCACAGTTCTTCACCATCTCCCAGAAGTACCATTCCAGAGAGTATGGTGTATCGTCATCCTCGAGCATCATGTCCATACGCTCGGCCAAAGCGATGAACATCTCGAGCATAGAGCAAGACTGCTCGTTAAGCCAGACATAGGATACGTCATTGTTCTCTCGAACAAACGCCCTACGAAGGTCAATACCATCCTGTGCACGGTTGATGTCGTTCTGGATCGTCACCCGGAACGGCGTCTGGTGCATGATCTCGAGCAGGCTCATGAACGACTCCTCAGGGCACTCGGCTTGACGAGTATCCCCGGTTCGATCCACAAGCCACTCGAAATATGAGTTATCCGGTGCCGCCTCGATCATTACTCGTCCTCGTAATACTCAACCCCGAGAACCGAGTGCTCGTACGAGTCGTCGAGAATGGTGATCTCGAAGTCCGCGTGGCGGCTCATGCTTCGGACGTAGATGATGGAATCGGAGGCAGACACACCGCTGATGATGTTGTCAAACCAGGACGTGTCCTGCATAGGAACGCCACGGTTGTCAGCGAAGACATCGTCCTCCATGTAGTACGTGAGCTCGACATGCTCCTGATGACCCTTAGCCCGATACTCCTCTTCGGTGATCTGGTAGGCCTCGAAGTGCTGTCGATCCATCGTACGCTTGGTCACTTCCTCCTGGTCGGAATCTTCCACAGGAGTCGGAGAGTAGTCCACAGCAACGCTCGGTACCACCGGCTCAGGATCGGGTTCGCGATCCTCTGGATCAGCGCCATCTCCCACTCGCTCTTTGTGCTTCGCTTCAGCAATTTCTGCAAGCTCCTTGTTGATCTCGATTGTGGCTTCTTGGAAGTCCTGCTCGAACTTGCGAGCAAGAACGAAATATACGCCAAGGCCGCCTGTGACAGCCCCGGCTGCGAAATATGCGATCTTGTCAAGCATGGTCACCTCAGATCTTGTCGTACATCACGCCGTCGACATTGAAGTCCAGCGCCCACTTGGTGACGGTACGACCGTTCTTGTCCTCACCCTCGAAGGTGCCCTCGAAGATGTTGAAGTCGACGAAGTCGTCGCCGTTACCCTTGACCCAGCCAGTCACAGCACCAGCGGGAGTGTGGGGGAACCCGAGCATCTTGTAGACCTCGTTGAGGAAGATGTGCCCACGAGTCTGAAGAATATCATTCGCGTACTGCTGCTGGCACTTGAGGTGGAGCATAGACAGGTCCTCGTCAGCAGACCAGTTGATGTTCTCGTCATCGAAGATAACACCGTAGGGCGAGACTCTGTCGACAGCAGAGATGGCCTCGAGAGTCATCTCGTCCTTGGTGAGGTCCTCGTCAGCGACAGAGACGATAGCGTCCAGCACCGCATCCTTACCGAACTTAGACTCGACCTTCTTCTTATAGGTCTTGAATGCCTGGTCGACCGCGGCGTACGCTGCAGCGAGAGAGGCGTTCCGCTTGAGCATGATGCCGTGGCCGGTGATCAGAGAAGCGATAGAGGCCGCCCCAAGAATCAGGGCGGGGGCATAAAGCTTCGCCAGCTTGGTGGTCATTCGGGTGTAGAGAATAACCTTGTCCCGAGTGGCGTCCTTGTCAGTGAGCTTGCCATCCTCATGGGCCTCATGGACCTTGACGAGAAGGGCGGTCTCCTCGGCGAGGGTCTCCTCAACCTTGAGGGTTGCCTTGGAGGCGAGAACGGTGGTACCGATAAAGCCAACGGTACCAGCGGCGGTCAGAATGGTGGGGGCGTGCTTGCTTAGAACCAGTCCAGCGCGTCCAGCGAGGCGGGTAACGATTCCGAGATTCATTTGATACGTCCTGCTTCCTTGAGTCGAAGATAGATAGCGATTGCCTGGTCGTCTTCCATGCGTTCAACACGGCGACGCCACTTGTCTGAGAATGGATAGGCGGCGATAAGCTCAAGCCGCACTTGCTGAGGATTCATCGTGCATTGATGTGGTCAGGTTTCGGGAGCTGAAGCATGTAGCCACGACGGCTACGGATCACCGACATGTACCGGGCCGAAGTCCAGCCCCAGTTCTCGTCAGTGTATTCGGTAGTGATACCGCAGAGATCGTAGAGGTCGGCGACGGTGGCAAGACCGTACTCCTCGATGATGTCTCCGAGTCGGTCGATAACGAGATAAGCTTCATCTCGGGACTCGAGCTCGATCTCTGAGAAATCATGGTATCGACGTGTACGAGGAGAAGCGTCTCGGCGATTGCCTGGTGCTGAGCCTGGTCGAGAATATGATCCGTATGAGACACGGGACCCCCCGGACGAGCTGCGAGCTCGAGGAGAAGACTCTCCGAAGAGGAGACGTTCGATGCCCTGGCTGACCAGATCCGAGAGTGTGTTCTTGATAGCAGGGATAGTAACATCGTAGAGTAGATACTCGCCAACATTGTGGATATCCTCTCCGACGAAAGCGGATACGGCCTTCGTCCCGAAACTTGACTTCTTCTTGGTGACGGTGGCAGTGGTGACCTGCTCAACCTTCTTGCGCTCTGGGAGCTTGCTGTTGGATGGGAGGTTCGGACGGATTGGTGCGTTTGCCAAGGTGGCTCCTTTCAAGGCGGTGGGGGCCCCAGATTTCTCCAGGGCCCCCAAATATGGATCAGAGGTTGTTGAGCTCCGTCTCCTTCAGCTTGGAGTCGAGCTCCTTGTACTTGGGATCCTGCTGAACCTGCTTCATGATCTTCTCAGGCAGGATACCGTTGTAGAACTCACGGACGAGAGACGGGTTGTCCATGAGCTGGTCGAAGAGCTCCTCGTACTCAGGCGAGTTGAGGAAGGACTCCTTGATCTGCTCAGACTTGACGAAGCGCTCACCCTGGCGCTCACCGTACGAGGTACCGATGAGGTCGTCGAAGAACTTCATCATGGTGTAGAGGTCCTCATTATCGATAGCGGCCTGGAGCCACTTCTCGAAGTTGGTCACATTGTCATACCGCTTGATGAAGTCAAACATCTCGCGGCGGCTCATGTGGAAGTAGAGCTTCTTGGTGGTGGGCTCGTCGTCGAAGATACCACGGACACGGATGATGTGAGAGAACATGGATGGTTTCCTTTCAGTTGATCTTGAAGTAGTTTTCCTTGGGAGACACAAGGAAGTCGACGGTCAGGACAGGCTCGCCCTTCTCCGTCAGCTGAGAACCAAACTCGACAGAGAGGGAGTTCGGCTCAGACCAGCCTACCAGCTCCCCCGCCGCAATGGGAGGAATCCCGAGGCCATTGTAGAACTCATTGAGAGAGGCATAACACTCGAGATTGAGCTGCCCATTGATGTTGTTCTCGACTCGACGAATTGTTTCAATGTCGGACTTGAAATATCGTCCCGAGAATACATCATAGCAGAGGACGTCTCCGGAGGAAGCGACCAGAACGGATCCGGACACAGGTTTGCCAGCATCTTGAATCGATTTCTCTGCAACGCGGGCCTTAATCTTCTCGCGGTCCTTCGGCTTAACCACGTCCGCCACCGCTTCTCGATATCGCTTAAACGCCGCCTCCGAACCTGTGTAAGCCAGTGCGAACGCCGCTCCTCGAGAGTACTGAATACGATTCGCCGCGATGATCGATACCAGAGTGCATACGCCTGCGATGGCCGGGGTAATATATACTCGATATGATACTGCGAACTTCTCCTTCCAAGAGAGGTCTTCGGGTGAACGAAGATTGGCTTCACAGTAGTCTGCGATCTTCTCGACTGCGAGCGTAGTAGACTTCGCCGTGAGGATGGCCGTAGCAACGGTCCCGACGCATGCCGAGGCCGTGAGAATAGCCGGAGCGTTAGTCTTGAAGAATTGCGTAACACCGTTCGCATTAATCACTTGTCCTCCTTCTGCTGGATCTTCGACAGTTGAGCATTAATCTCCATTCGAATAAAGGCCTCGATATCCTTGCGAGACATTGGGCCCTGCTGACGCATCACGTTCTTGACCGTGCCCTCAACAAGGAGAGCCATGTCCTTTGTGATAACGAACCCGCCTGTCTCTCCAGGAGGACCCTGCGGCCCAGGAGGTCCCTCGATGACCTTGACCTGCGACCACTCCTTCTTGAGGATGACATTGCAGCCCTTAATGAAAATGGTCAGGAGATTGATCCAGACGATGACAATCGTGATCGCTCCGATAATATACAGAGTCCACCATATGATGCTCACTTGTGCTTCCTTTCAACTCGCTTGAGGCGGGGCTTCAGTTTGTAGTTCTGCGGATTGTTGATACAGCCCAGGATAAAATCTGGGGTGAACTCCCAAACACCATTCTCCCGAGGGTAGTGTCGAAAATCGATAGAATCCGCCGCCATGCGTCTAAGGTACTCTCGTCGAGAATCTCCTCGCTTGCAGGCTCGGGCTTCTCCAGTTGCCCCGTCGACGCCAAGGTATAGGATGGACAGCGCATCGGCCGTGATGACTTCTGTGTGTCGCGATAAGAGCTCCATGACACCTCCGGGTGTGAGGATGACAACTCGATTAGGGCGGTCTCCCCTCCGGGTAATCTCGTCACGTGGTACCCCGTAGCGCCAACCTCGGAAAGTCTCGACGCAGAGGAGGTCTCCCCGTACTTCCCATTCAGCAAAGCTTTGATCTTTGAGGAAGTAGTAGGAAGATAGGTCCTCTCCCACACGCTTAGGTCGGGTCGTTGCAGTGCGGACTGCATGGTATCCCTCATTCTCAACCAGCTCCTTCTGGAATGTAGATTTGCCTGAACAACTTGGACCGAGAAGTACGACTAACATATCACTCCGCTGAGATCGTGTAGAGGATGACTGTGATTGCGCAAAGAAGGAATCCGATCGCCGTCATGACAAGCTTAGCCATGAATGATACGGGTGTAAGCCATACAAGCCATGTTGCAAAGGCAACGGCGCCGAAGACGATCAGGAAAATGAGACTTATGAGGATGTAGTAGATCGGTGGTTCCTCGAACATGTGTGCTCCTTTCTCGAGGAAAGCCTATACCCCAAGTCGGGGTATAGTGCTGAATTACCAGCGGTTGATCTTACGATCACGGCGCGCGATGAAGCGCTGCTGAACACCAACAACGTGCTTCATCCGGGAGTTCGCACCCCTGCCAATAAAGCAGGAGGCGAGAACAATTCCGAGGATGAAAACAGCGCTCTTGATGACAGAAACGATGATGCGGGTCATGAGTGGTCCTTTCAAACGGAGGGGTTTCAATATAGGACCGGTTTTTCTCGCGGGCTACTTCATCTTCTTTCGAATATCACGAAGCTCAAGCCAGATAAGCAGCAGTAGGCCATAGATACCTAGCCATTGTCCGAATTCCATATACGCTCCTTAGAAAAGCCTATACCCCAAGTCGGGATATAGGATGAGGTCTCAGTCGGTCTCTTCAGAGGCTTCGATCTCGTCGAGCTCATCGAGGTCATCGTGCTCAAGCTCTTCGGGCTCATCCGTATCCGGAACCGAGCGGAACGCCATGAGGGTGAGAGCGGTACCGGCTGCGAATACAGCGGCGCCAGCAATCAACTTCTTGGAGTTGCGCTTGATAGCGGGCAGGACAGCGTCCTTGTTGAACTTGAACTCGACAATCTTCTCGTTGGTCTCAACGGTGGTGTCGGTGGTCTCAGTCATGAGGGTTTCCTTTCAAATTAGAGGGGTCTCATATAAGGCATGGTTTTTCTCGCGGAAAGCCTATACCCCATGTTGGGGTATAGAACTTGGATCAACGGGAAACGGCGAGAGCCTGTTCCACCATCGTATCCCATTCCTCATCAGTAATCAGCTCAGCGCGCAACTTCGCGTTCTCAACTTCGAGCGTCCGTACGCGGGCCTTGAGGTTGAAGGCGGTGTACTTCTGCTCTTCGTGAGCAACAGCGAAGAAGATGCTGAGGATGGTGACAAGGCAGAGGGCGATGTAGAGCATAGTCTTTCCTTTCGTAGGATCTTCAATATAGGGCTGGTTTATCTTGCGAAAAAAAGATAAGCCTAGATCCCATGGCGGGATCTTTGGCTGGAAGGTGGTAGGATCAGAAGTTCCAGGTCTTCTTCTTGCCAACCATCTCGGCGACAATCAGCAGGGTGCCGATGACGACGAAGGGGGCGATGACAAGAGCGAGGAGGGTGGTCATTGTGTTTCCTTTCTAAGGGTCTTCAATATACCATGTGTTAATTCTGCGACTCCTGTGACTGGTGTGATTAGGCAAAAAAAGATAAGCCTAGATCCCATGGCGGGATCTAGAACTGTGTCAGAGGTAGTAGTGGTCGTACTGCTCAGAGCTCATTCCAGTAGCAGCAAGCTCCTCGGCGTAGTCGAGGGCGGCCTGTGCAGCGGCGGGAGAGAGGTTCATGAGAGTATCCTTTCTATGACGGGTTTCAATATAGAGCCCGTTTTCTACGCGAAAAAAAAGATAAGCCAAGCCCCCCATGCGTATAGCACAGGGGGCCTGACGAATCTCAGAAGGGTTTAACCTTCATGATCAAACCGAACGCCTTCGAGCTGACGACTGCAAGTCGCTCGTACTGGAGGACGGCTACGATGCCTGCCATGGAGGTTACTGCACCGAGAATCGCGTCTTTGCTGAGCTTCTTGCTCTCGCCAAGGGCTTTGGCTTTTGCAAGAGTCTCGACATTGCGAGCAATTGTGGTGTAGTCCTCACTAGAGGGATCGTGAAGCTCGGCCTCCTTCAGAGCAGCTTCAATCGTCTGCTGAATGGGGTCTGGGTTCTTCATGGTGTGGCTCCTTTCTAGGGGTTCATTATACCGCAGGTTTTTCTCGCTTAGACCTGCTTGACGTCCAGCGTCACCTTGCCATTCCGGAGCATCTCGGCGACGCCCTGGTCAAAGGTGGCGTGAATCCCCTGGTCCTCGGACACGTGGAGGGCGCCGGAGGGCTGGGTACCCTGGTACTTGGTGGAGCTCACGCCGAGAAGCACACCCAGGAAGGTGTCGATCGCAGCGATAGTACCCGCAACCTCAGTCGGGTGAGGCAGGTGCCACAGAGCCGCCAGCGTGAGGTAGAGCGCAGAGGTAGCCGGAAGGGCGACCAGCGCAACCCACTTGAGGACGTCGTAGGACTTGTTGTTCAACTTGCTCTCCTGGAGATGCTTAGCCATTGGTTTTCCTCTTTGCCGGGGGTCTAGGGGTGGGGACTACGGGAAGATTCTTTACCTCATTCACTATCTTCTCAGCAAGCCCATTCCCCCCGAACTCGGAATAGGGCTCTACAAGATATTTCATGAAGTCCTCATACTCGTCGAGGGTAAGAAATCCTCGATGAAGGTAAGTCTTCCCGACATATACAATCCGGTCATGGGCCATTCCGAGCAGAAGCCTTGACGTGGCGGACTTCCGCTCACTGCGCTTCATGATCCAAGCCCACATCCCGGAAGATCCCAGTACTGACAAGAATATCGCAAGAATGATATCAAGCAGTGGGTTGAATCCGAAGTGCTGCATGTTAACCGATCGCTAGATAGGGACGAACCCCGAAGGAGTAGTTCAGCGGGGCGTGGGAGAACTGGCCCGTGGACTTCATGTAGACTGCGGTCTGAGCCGAGGCGCGCTCACGAAGCCAGTATTCCTCCTCAATGTTAACAAGGGCGGGGTTGAGTCGGAAGGCGGGGAACTGGTTGTGGTGAATACCCCGGGAGAGTGAGTCGTCGAAGATGGATGAACCCCAGAGCATGGCCTCGTCCATGATATTGATGTGCGGGTTATACCAGCGCCAATCCCTGACTGCGCCGTTACCATCGTACCCAGTAGCGACTCGAGTCCATACGCCAACCATGTTGGACCTGTTGAACAGAGACTCCGCCATACGACTGGCCTGAGTCATAGTGGACTGGTTGAGAGTCGAGTCCACATACGAGCGCTGATCTGGAATGGTAGTAGACCAAGCCTCTCGGAACAGAGACCGGTCGGGAACTACCACGATATGGTTCTGGCGGAAGGGCGGCTCACCAATATTCATGAAGTAGTTGAATGCCACGATTCGCCAAGTGACACCGGAATATGTCCAGTAGTCACCAAGGAACAGGCCTGAGAATGATCCGCTTCGGATCGCCTGGAGGTACGGAGACACCGAGTTACCCAGTGAGGCACCTCGGTAGATCGAGTTGTGGACACCCGCGTTCGAATCGTTCAACATCCCATAGACAGATCCCGAGTTGGTGAACTTCTCGTTGATCTGGGTAATCTTGAGCTCAGTCCCCGCGACTCGACCCTCGACGGCCTGAATACGATCGTTCTGGTTCTTATCACTAACCTTGAGGTTGGCTACATCTGTCGAGGTATTACCACCAGCGTTAGTCAGAGCATCTCGAACCGAGTCGAACCAGGTGTTGAACTCGCCCTGGAGCTTAGCCTGAAGGGAGTCCAGGTTGATCGTCTCGAGAGGGCCGCGAACATAAGGAGTGCGAGCACTACCAACAAGGTTTATGATGTTCTCGGCGACAATCTGTCGAGAGTTCTTAATAACCTTGATCTGAGCCAGAGCGAATGTCTGTCGGTCACCACTGTCCCCAACATTCGGAATCAGCGGAGTAACAGCAGGAGTACCCTGGACAACCTTAATCTTGGCGCCACGGACCGCCTTGGATCGGTCAACCTCGATGCATACCAGGTCGATTCGGTCCAGTGTCGCGTGAGAACCAGTGAGTGTCACCGTCTCATCACCGGAGTTCTCGACCCATCGGTTATTCAGCCAAGCCTTACCAGCACCGACATAGACGGACATACCGTTGTTGGTGGGGCGAACTCGGAACTTGTCTCCCACGTTCGGGAAGACACCCGGTGCGATGATACCGTCAAATAGCGATCCGAACTGGTCAGCATCGTATGTCCGGTCACCATTCACCGAGTTGTAGAAACCGCTAGAAATGGCCATGCATTAATCCCTTTCTCGAGGAGCAATGACCTCTCCGGGGCCACCGCGAGTGAAGTCGATACGGAAGCCGTCACCATTCCACTTGGTACGAGACGACATTGAGATAGTGGGAACTCGAGAGAACCCACTACTGGACCAAGACTCAGTCATCTCAGTCAGCTGGCACTCAATTGGTTCTGCGTTGCTGCCCGAGGGGACGTAGTAGAAGATATCTCCGACATCGAAACCAGTACGGTACTCGACGTTGGAGAAGCTGTTGATCTTACCCGAGATCATCTTGAGCGGGGTATACTTCGGGAACATGGCGTCCAGAACCCAGAAAGGATACCACACCTCGCTCAGAGATGTGATATGCTTCCGCTGAAGATCAGTAAGTGCTTTCCAGTCCTTGATCGAGTAGGGCTTGTGGACCTGAGTATTATCCCACAAGACCTCGCGTCGAGTGATTGGGTTCTCAGACCGAAGCGTATGTGCTCGAGTATGTGTACTACCATCAGCGATCCACTTCAGATCCACATCGCCAGTGTCAAAGACCTCATAGATTGTACTCTTCTTGTCGACGATGGAGTCCACTGACTCGAAGTCTGAGAAATTATCATTCTCTTGAGCGAGCGTGATCGTCTGGATAAGTCGAGGCGCAGTCACGTAACAGTGAATACCCTGGTTCTCGAGCTTGATCTTGTAGAAGAGTGAGTACCCATTCGGCTTACATGCCGACAAGACATTCTTAAACATCTCAGCAATAGGTGCTCGGTCATAGATGATCCACTTACCATCCTGGATCTTCTGCCCCGTGTCGTTGACGTAAGCCATCTGCGAGACGCGGGTCTCTCGGTGGAAGTTAAAGTTATCAATCCTACGAGCACCTTCCGCATCCTTACCAAGATGCGCATGGGCCAGGTTCTCCGCAGTCATCTGGGCATTGAACTGACCATTAGAGTCTGGCTCAATCCATTGCCTATGCGGTAGGACTCTCCACTCGAACATCGACTCAAGGGAGCGACCGGTATACTTGTGAAGGTAGACTCCGTCATCCTCCTGTTTTACCGTAGCGGTCTCGATAACCATGGCTGTCGAGGTGTCATCCCGAATAAACAGGTTCCCAAGACTGTACTCATAGCCAGGCTGATCCGAGTAGAGCTGGAGTTCGAACTGACCATAGTCGTATGCCCGCTCGGTCCAGTTCAGGGAGTAGAAGTTGTTCGGAACCTCAATCCATGAGTTGTAGTTATGAAGGAATGCGAAGAACAGCTGCATTAGATCCCCCTATAAAGTGTATCGTATTCCATGGAGACGTTAACGTCATCAACGCCTCCAGCATACTGAAGGGCGATCGTGTTGATTCCTGGATGCATCTGGATCCAGGTACTACCAGGCGCTAGAACACCAGTTATGTAGGATTTCCTTCCACGAGCCTGGTGAGTGATGGACTTCTTACCGGGTCTAGTATCTACGACAATGCTCTCCCCAGCGTAGAAGTTCCCAGCTCGAGAGATGGACATGGTCTCGTTGAATGTCGTGTTACTCAGGATCAGGTTACTGACCGTACCGAGGAACTCAACTGTGATTGTAACACCAGCCGGGTAGTCACCAAGGTACCGGATATCCTTACCCGAAGAGTTTGTCATGTCGCCGAACTTGAGCTTGTGGTTGTCCTGCGAGAAGAACGGGAACTCGAAGGTGGGGGTGTTGTCGTTGAAGCCCACGACCTTCTGGATCTGAGTAGCGGAGGACTTCCAATACGGATCCAGCCCGAGAAGGGACACCTGGATCTCCTGCCGCTCAGAGAAGATATTCGGCTCAACGGACTCGACGATGAAGTCGGAGTGCACGTTAAGCCAGTCGGTTGTCACACCGAGAGTAATGGTCTCTCCGACCCCGAAGTAGGAGTAGCACTTGAGTCGGAGTTCCTGAATGTCTGTCCCCCAGGGGATCAGAGTCAGTACTACAGTACGAGTACCAACCCTGATCCCCTTAAGGAACGCTCCGTCCAGTAGGGCGAATCCATCAGTGCTGATGTCCGCCTTTACTGGCCCCAGACCAGTAATCTCCTTGACCGCGACCCCCGACTCGTAGGGGTTCGTGATGTCGATGGTTAGACGATCCCCCGACTTTGTCGTGGACGAGATCTCTGAGATCATAGTGTCAACTTGTCCTTTGCCATTGCAAGCTGAGTGTTGGTGTTGCGGTAGATAGTGGCCGCATCCAGCGCCTCAGGCGAGTTGTTGGTCTGGTTGAATGTGATGTTTGTAACACCATTTTGACTATTCTTGTCAGAATTGTCAACTGCGATCGGAGCAGGAGGCCGAGCCGCATTTGCAGCCTGAGCCGTGACTCCGATGGCGGGAAGGAAGTTGTTGATTCCCTTAGCCTGCTTCTGCATCTCGGTGAGATCCAGGATTGGCTTGATTTCGGGCTTGAATGACGGGTCATCCTCGATGAGGTCGTTGACTCCGTCAAGAGCTCGAGACATGGCGTCGTAGGCAGCAGAGGCCATGTTGTCGCCAGCTCCGGCTACTCGTTCGCCGGTATTCTCGATACCGATAGCAAGACCCTCTCCGACGTATCCACCGAGTTCCTTCATCAATCGAGAAGGAGAGTGAATGCCGAAGAAGTTCTTGACCTTGTTGTAGCCCTTCTTGGCGACAGAGACCATGGATTCACCGAAGCTCCAAGCCTTGGATGCGAGACCGTTTGTCATACCATCGACAATAGCCCAAGCAATCTCTCGACCAACCTTGTTGAATCGGTGAGAGTACTTGTTGATGGCGTCGCGAACACCCTCAAGAAGCTTGAGAACTGTCCATACACCCTTATCGATGATCTTCGGACCGTTCCTAGCGATTCCGTCAAGGAAGTTGAGAATAACGTTCGTGGCAGCGTCGATGACCTTGCCGATGTTATCCGCGATACCATTCAGAAAGTTTGCCAGAATTGTAGCACCCTTCTCGCCGAACTCGTAGGCGTGGTTAGCCAGCTCGGTGAGCATTGCCTGGATAAGGATGAACAGCGCGGCCACAATGCCTGGGATGTTGGCATTGATAGCGTAAATCACTGCGCCGAGAAGCTGCGCCATAGCCACACCAATCTCTGGGGCCTTAGATCCCAGAGTAATGATGAAGTTAGCAATAGCATTAGCAAAGTCAATAGCTACCTGAGGTAGAATCGCCGCTAGCTGCTTCAGACCCTCGGTCAGCACTAGGAATGCCGCGGCACCTGTTGTGGCACAGATACCCAATACAGCGGCAAAGGCTGCCATACCGATCGAGATCGGAAGTAGGGCAAGGCCTAGCGCGAGCAATGCCGCTGTAAGGATAATCATACCCACTGCAAAGTACTGAGCGCCAGCTGCTGCGGCTACCAGAATCAGCATACCACCAGCAAGAGCAATCAAACCAATAGCCAGCTGGGTCCAGGTGATTCCAGACAGGGTCTTCATCGCGGAGGCTAGAGCTAAGAACGCAATAGACGCGATACCGAGCGCGATAGCTCCTTCCTTGAAGGCGTCTGCCGCGGCCATCGAGATAGCCAGGATAGCAAGACCTGCAGCCAGAGCAATGAGCCCCTTAGCAAGCGTCATGATATCCATGTTTCCGAGGATAGCTACCGCACCAGTCAAGACAATAACTGCCGCTGACATAGCAATAATAGCTGCTGCTCCACGAGCATTGGCTCTGCCTGCAATTGCCATTGCTACGGATAGCTCAAGGATAATGACTCCGAGAGCAATAACACCCTGAAGAAGCTTGCCGGTATCCATCGTTCCGAGCATCCAGATGGCTGCCACTAGGATGTTACAGGATATAGCGAGAGACAACAGTATTGCTGCACCCTTACCCATGAATGGGTCCTTGCTGACGACCATCATGAACCCTGACAGAATTGCTACAACCGCCGCAAGGGTGACGACGCCCTGAATAGCCTTTCCTGTATCCATCGAACCTAGCGTGTATACCGCCAGAGATAGGATAACGCAGGCCGCAGCGAGTGCTAGAAGGATTCCTGCACCCTTTTCGACACCCTTAGTTGCAGCCATCTTAGTCATGAAGGTCTGGAGTGTCTCCATTAGAACCTTCATCGCCACCATGCCAATGACAGCACCCTTTAGGTCCATCCCAGCAAGGATTCGAACTGCCGTAGCCATTAGGATCATAGCCGCGCCTAGAGCGATAAGCATCAACACGATGCGAGTTGAGTCCTTCTTGAAGGCGACCATCTTAGTCATAGACTCAAGCATATCATCCATCATGTTGAACAGGAACTTGAGGACGGCGAGGGTGACAAGAAGCTTGGGTGCCGGAACAAGAGACATGAGGATCAGCGAACCCGCAAGAACTCCGAGGGCAATAGCGATCGTTAGGAGAGCCTTAGCCTTAACCTTCTGCTCGAATGCCTCGAGGACTCCGCCGAGCTTATCGAAGACGTTACCGAGCTTGTCAGCAACATTTCCGATCTTGTCAAAGTTCTCCTTAAAGGAGTTGATCCATCGAGTAAAGGCGATAAGCACTCCACCACCAATAGCCCCGACAAGGATCTTGCCCATGTCATAGGACTTGAGGTTGGAGTTCGCTTGACTCATCGCGGTACCGATAGAGCCGAATGCGTTCTTTGCGCCCTCCTTCACCTTGGGGGCGAAGGTGTTAACGACAAAGTCCTTGAACTCGACGAACTTCTGCTTGATAGTGTCGAAGAGTTCTGGAAGGTGTACGGCTTGAGCGACCTGCTTAATGTCCTCAAACCACTTCTTGAGGAAGTTCTCCTTAGCGGCCTGACCTGTCTCCTTAGCAGCCTGGGCTGCGGCAGACCCAACCTCTGAAACTGCTCCCGCAGCTTCCTTAGCCTTGGCCTTGACCTCACCGTGACCGTTAACCCAGTCGCGGAATGAGACCGCTACTTCCTTAACCTTACCGCCGATGTCGGAGAAGGACTTGCCAAGGTGGTCCCAAACACTACTATTTTGAATAGTATTCCATGTATCGACAAGCGCATCCTTCAGCTCAACAAGTTTCTCCTTGAGCCACTGAACCTTCTCGGAAATCCTGAGCTTGTTACCGAGTTCATCGAACTTAGATCCGAGCTTCGAGACAATCGCCTCAGAAGTGGTCATGTTACTCAGGTCGAAGCCCTTGAAATAGTCAGACAGAGCTGACTTTCCAGAGGTGAGTTTCGCCTTCAGCTTGTCGCCGACAGTCTGACCAAACTCGTGAAGCTTATTCTTGGCCTTGTCGATTCCGCTGTGGATAGAGTCCATAGCTGCGGAGAACTGCTGGCCGACAACCGAGTTCTTCAGGGCATCCTTGATGAGCCCGAACTTCGACGCTAGACTCTTCAGTCCGTTGGCGGCGCTAGTGACCTTTCCACCGAAGTCGAGCCACATAATAAAGTCATGGATCTTATCCACGACCCACTTAATAGCCTTACCAACGAGATCAATCGGTGGAAGAAGCAGCTTCAGTAGCTTTCCACCGAGGTCCAACTTGGTGAACCACTGATCGAACCAGTAGATCGCCTTGCCAATTACCTTCGTAATCTGGAATACGCCAGAGTTGATCCCTGTGAACGCTGGGAATAGTGCGCTGATAATGTGTGAGGCGACCGTGAAGATGACTTGAGCTACCTCGCCGAGGATGGTGGCGAAGATATGGAAGATCGAGAACAGCCCTGTGAATGTCCACTCAAGCTTATCCGCAAAGTTATTTGTGATGATGAGCTTAGACGTGAAGTTCTCAAACGCCTTGGTGATGCGAACAAGACCTTCGGCACTAGCGTTCATGAATACTCGTCGGAAGGCAGTACCGATCTGTCCGAGAACTTTGACGATGGCCCAGAAGATATTGGCCAGACCCTGAACAAGGGATGCGCGTCCTCCAAGATCTTTCCACATCTGGAGGAATCCGTTTCGCGCGTCAGCGCTAGCTTTAATAACACCACCGAGCCAGTCGCCAATAGACGTGAATAGAACCGAGGCCTCTTCAAAGTCACCGAATAGAATTTCGAATGTCTCTGCCCACCCAGAGCCGATAGCTTCCTTAGTTGTGTCAACTAGCTGACTAAACGTTCGAATCTTGGTGGCGGCATCGAAGGCACCCTGGGCAAACTGCTTAAGTTTATGCGCCTGATCCTCAGAGTAACCCATCTCAACGAGCTGAGCCTCAGAGAGGTCATTCGTCAAGGCGGTAAGGGTGGTCGTCATGACCTGAGCAGTAAGCCAGTCTTCCTTGAGAGACTCTCGGAAGTTACCGTCCTTAGCAATAGCCTCATCGTAGCCAGTACCCATCATTCGGGAGGTCTCGATAAGAGCATTCCTGAACGACTCACCGCCCATACCTGCCTGGACTAGTGAGTTCCAGTCCTGAAGGTGGACTGCACCTGCTGCAATAGCCTGAGAAAGCTGGGTGTATGCAGTGGCTGTCTGCTGGGCAGTTGAACCTGAGGCCGCTGCGAGGTTAGACAGACCCTTAATTGATGCCACGGATGTCTGAAGATCGACACCAGCTGCGGTGAACAGACCAATGGCATGAGTCATGTCGCTGAAGCTGTAAACCGTCTTATCGGCATAGGTGTTCAGCTCGGCCAGGGAGGTCTTAACCTCGCCGAGGGTGGTCCCCTTCTCGACGGTGTTGGCCATAATGGTCTGAATGGCTCTCATTTTGAGCTCATACTCATTAAAGCCATCTTTGATGGTTCCGATGAAGCCGGAGACCACGCTTCGACCCGCGTTTAGTGCTGCGACACCGATTCCGCCGAATGCAGTTACGGCAAGACCCTGCATGACGGTCATGTTTTTGCCGATATCGAGGGCCTTCGTGGCCAGATCGCCTAGAGTCGTATTCTTAGCTATCTCGCCAATTCGAGAAAGACCGTCTGCAGCCCCCTGCATCTTCAAGGAATCCTTGAGTCGGTCCATGCTGGACGCGGATTCCTTGATTGCTGACAAGAACTGCTTGTTGTTCATCTTGAGCGAGACTACCCGCTCATCAATAGTAGCCACTACTTAGTGACCTCCTTCCAGGCCTTCTTCGCTATCTTGTCGAATACGGGCCTGATAGCGGGGTTGATGTAGTCTCGGCCAACGACATACCCGCCATTACGGGTTCCGTGACCATATTGCAAGATGACGGCGATGTTTACGCCGTTGTTTACGTGTGAGTTTGTCCATGTGATCTGCCAGTTGTTACCGGTTCTTGTGACTTCGTAGTTCCAACTAGCTGCTGTCTCGCCCGACCTGGAGGGGGTCGCCGCCTTGAGAGCAGAAACCCCCTCCTTGCCGAACTGATTCATGATCAGAGCCAGGTCTAACTTCGTCATTCTGTCAAACCAATTCCTGGTGAGTTTCCAGTCTCCCTGACTCTCGATCGTGATCATGATTCTCCTAGACTAGAGATTCGGAGTAGATGTTAGCCACTCCGGAGACCATGCATCCGACAGCACCCTTGGCTAGGGCGTCATCGTACGCTTGCCTTGTCGGGCAGATGTGCCCCCATACGGGCTTTCCGAGGGCGGTAGTTCGTCTCCAAACCTCATCGCTGGCTTCCCAGGACATACCAATGTAGTCCCAAGGTTTGTGCCACTCGTTGATCCGACCGTCAGTAACCTGATCCGGGTAGGAGTACCCCCAGCACTTCCATCCATCAGACTTCCACTGGTTGGCCAGCCATCCGGCATCTATCGAGAACTTCCAGATGATTCGCCCTTGGGCATCGGTCGGGAAGAACTTCTTCAGCTCCTGCCACTCAGCTGCCGAGTACTTCGGGTCCAGTACTGTGATGTGACTAGACCCATAAGCGGCAAAGTACTCCTCGACAGTCACGAATGGTTCGCCGATGGTGGTGTACTTCTGGATCTCCGCCCATGTCATTTCAGTGACGGGGGTATTCGGGGCAGTCGTATCCACTCGCTGAAGGGTTCGGTCGTGGTTAAGGAACCACACACCGTCCTTCGTCTTCTGACACGAGACCTCCAGAGCTCCTGCTCCGAACATAACTGCATTAGTATATGCTCGCATAGAAGCCTCAGGCCAGCTGACTGATCCGCCTCGATGGGCGATCAGGAACCCACGAGTAATCATCATGGTCCCGATGTCCTTGTATCCTCGAGGTACAGCCCGCATGGTTGCTTGGCGCTCTTCACCATTCTCGTAGATGAATACGGGGTTGTCGAGCTTTCCCTCGGCGATGGCGACACCAGGAACGACCTTCTTCTCTTCCTCTTCAACAAGAGGCGTGAGGTCCACCCACGCAAAGCCGAGAGCATTCGTCCCAGTCTTGACGCTCTTGGTGATCCCAGCCTCAATGGAGGACCAGGACTCAGTTGTGGAAGCTCCGCCCGTCGAGTAGTGCCGATCTTCGGAAGGATCCTGCCAAGGAACGAGCGGGGTCTTGTTATTCCCATGATACTGGGCAGCCACCAGGTGGATTTGAGTATGATCCTTGAATACTGGTGAACCAGCAGTCCATGGATTCAGGTGGAAATCCTTGACACCTCGAAGCAGGAAGCAGAGTGCTCGCTCCCGGGCAGTAGAGGCCGTATCCCCATGCAGCTTTACGTTGTTAGCCTCAGTGGAGTTCGAGATTCGTTTAATAGCGACATACCCGGATCGACCGCTGATGTTCTTCTCATAAGAAGATCCCCATCCTACAGGAGGCCTTGCCGCGGTATTTCCGAACTGCGATGCATAGAACACAACCACAACGTCGTCTACTCGAGCCTGGGGGAACGACATCAGACCCATCGACCCGCCAACACCAAGCAGCGCCTGGGTAGCTACAACTTCGATTCCCGGCTTAGGGGTCTCATAGACGTTGAAGTTGTGGATCGTGATGTCTTGAGCCGTACCCGGGACCGCGATGGACGGAGTCCACATCGGGTATGTGTTCGTCGGAAGTTCAAACTCGAACTTGACGGCAGCGTTGGATCCGGCACGGATGTTCCAGGTGGTGATGAAGTCCTGCTTACCGGTGGTCTTCTTTCCCGCCTCGAACCAGTTGGCTCGCATAGCGATCTGAGTGTCTTGATCCGCTGAGTACGTGATCTCGACAGTCCATTTACGATCGCCGACGGTATAGGCAGACGACTCGAATGGGGTGGAGCTAGAGCCCTTTCGGATCAGGCGTCCGTCCCCGACTCGAGCGCCGTTACCTCCCCACCAGGAGCCAATTACTGGGAATACGCTAGCCATTACTTGGCCCGCCTAACAATCACCGTCCCGGACGGAGTCCCAGCAGGCACCGGATCATCGGGTCCGAGGACAATCATCTTCGGGACCTCTGGGATCTTGAGATTGTCGACCTTCAGCTTGAGCTTCAGGTACCCCTTGAGCCAAGGAATGATCAGCTCCCGGATCTCGGCGCCCGGAGGGTTCTCGTAAGGGTTACCAACTGGGTGCCACTGACCACCATTTTGAGGATCCTCAACCAGGAAGCCGTCAGTGACGTAAAGATGACTGATAGCGAGGTTGTCGGCCTTGTCAAATACCTTCTGGTAGTTCTCAGAAGTGACTGAGTGCACCACAGCCCACCATCGAGTGGACGGGTAGGCCTTCATGTGATCGGGCAGAATCGGAGATGTCGGATTCTCCTCGAGGAACTTTGCGGCTGTACCCTCGAACATCATACAGACGTCAAAGTCGAGGTTACAAACTTCCTGTGAGATGTTGGACCCGGTATTGATCGCAATCACGAAGTCCAGACCATTCTCCCGGCGGATTGTGTCGATCAGATCCTTATACCACGGAAGACGATCCTTCCTAGCATCCCATCCGTTTATGACTTCATCGAGGAAGACCCCCTGAACCAGGTCGCCGTACCACTGTTTGGCTCGCTTCAGCTGCTCAAGGATATACTCCTTGGTGAACTTGGCTGCGTTAGGAATACCTCGGTTATCCTCGGCATCGGGATTGATGGCTGCGCCGTACTGAGTCTTGATGTAGAACAGTACCTTCTTAGCCCCGGCACCGAGAGCAAGCTCCCCCTGCTTCTGGAAGTCTACCTCCTGTGCCTCCCAGTCTCCGCTATTGCGGTTAAGGATGACGTACCCGAGGTTGTCACGGAACTTCAGTGTCTGAGCCCACTTTGAGAACTGTCCAGGCTTTCCGTCCTGGTAGTAGTCTGGCCAGTAGTAGGTCACTGGAGAGTAGTACCGAGCTCCGTTCTTGAACGGGTTAGTCTGTCGGAGAGCGTCTTCGACATCAGCCTTCTCGCCGTAAGTCTTAGCTGCCTCGTCCTTGGTGAGATACCTGTCTAGCTGAGGGGTAACGGCATCCTGACCAGCGGGGCCACGCTCTCCGGCAGGTCCGGGAGGGCCCTGCGGCCCAGGAGGTCCGGCGGGGCCAGCCGGTCCATTCTCGCCTTTGGGTCCTGGTTGACCATTTGCCCCGGCGGGACCAGCAGGTCCAGGGGGACCCTGAAGACCATTGTCGCCTTTAGGTCCAGGAGGGCCAACAGGACCCCTAGGTCCTTCGGGACCAGGTACCGGGGTTCCTCCAGCTCCACCGCCAGCAGGTCCAGGAGGACCCTGAAGACCTCGAGGGCCTTCTGGTCCGGCAGGTCCGCGTTCACCAGCATCGCCCTTAGGCCCAGGAGGTCCGGCGGGACCGGCATCACCCTTGGGTCCTCGAGGGCCAATCGGGCCAGGAGAACCAGCCCCTCCGCCACCTCCACCGCCGAACGGAAGCGGGGAGATCTCAGGTGTGGGGTCAGCGGACATGATGTCGACAGTTCCACCCTGAGTCAGAGCAACGTGCTTGACGATATCGAACTTTGGGGAATCGATGTAGATGGTGTGGGTCCAGGCGCCAGAGGGAGTTACTCCAGCGCCCGGAGCCAGCACCTCAATGTTGACAGCGCCAGCCTGGTCTGTCCGAACCATGTGCTCGCGCATTGAGACTGCGGCACCTTCGACTGTAGCCGTAGCGCCCTTCACGTCAGGAACGATTCGGACAAGAGCCCGACCATTCTCTCCTCCGGGAATTGTTCCCGTTAAAGTACAGTATGGCGCTGCCATTTTGAGCCTCCTACGGCTGTTCGGCCCTGTCGAGCAGGGAGTTCACCTTGGTGTTTGTCTCAGCGCCGTAGACGCCATCGACCTCAGCGCCGACTGCAGCCTGAACGGCCTCGACGGTCGCGTCGTGAGCCTCCTCAGAGGCCTCACCCCAGACACCGTCCTGCTCAGTACCGACCACGGACTGCGTGAAGGCCACGCCGAAGGGGAAGGTCTTCCCGCCCCACTCGGAAGCCGCGGCAAGAGCGTAGCAGCGAGAGCGAGTGTTCGGTCCGGCAATGTTGTCGGGGTTAGCCCGAACTGCACGCTGCAGCGCACGGATGTCAGCAGGGCCAGCGGGAGCAGTATTGCTCGGAGAGTCAGTATACGCAGGCCGGATCACATAAGCGATCGACTGATTGCGGACACGCCGCCAAACACCGTTCCCAGCAGACTGAGAGCCGTAGCTGCCAGACGAGGTGTTGCCCTCGATCGTCTGGAGCGTGCCGCCGCCAAGGTTCTTCTCGACGAAGCCCACGTGGTCCGTGCCGCCGCCATCCCAGTTATAGATGACGACATCTCCGGGCTGGGCGTCGTAAACCGATACGAAGTAAGCGTCAGGGTGCTGGCGGACCTTGTTGACGGTGTAGTCAGTGTTAAAGGAGAATCCTCCAATAGCGTCAATCTGCCCGCACTCGTCCAGACACATGCTAACGAAGAGCATGCACCACCACACATCTTCGGACGGTCCAGCAAGCCACTGCTGACCAGTTCGAGCTGCCCAGTATCGTCCAGCCTCGGATCCGGGCTGAGGGTCGTCGGGTGCATAGTAACCAATCCTCGCTGCGGCGCGAGCGAGTACCTGATCTGCGACGCTCACTTCATCACCTCAGTAGTCTGGGACACATGAATGTCCTTGTCTTCCATGGGATCAGTACCGATGTGGGCCTGCGGAGCAAGCGCCTCCTCGGGAATGTCTTCGTGACTGATCATTGTTATCCCTTCGAGCCAAGCTTAGCTCGCCTGGCCCTGTTGAGTTCCCGGTTCCGTTCCATAATCTCGGACTGGGACATCTTCTTATCGGGCTGATTCTTTTGGTTACATACCCGAATGAGTGTGAGTAATCGGTTGATGTGCCATGTCTCACACTCGAAGGGTATCTGGCAAGCGATCATCCAGTAATAGATCAACTCGGATGAGGTGTACTCGCCAGATCCAGACTCTCCACCCGTCTCACGGATGGTGGTTGCGGTCATCGTGTCGCCCATATAGGCACTGATGCGATCAACCTCAGATGGGGGGATCCTATCCAGGAGCGACGGGTCGTACTCTTCATCTGTAATCATACACTTGATGTAGAGCGCCATCTCCTCAGCGGTGACTTTGTCATTCCCGATGAGGTGCTTATGGGTAATTGACTCCCATTTTGACAGCGCGACCAGGTTGTGCTCCAGGTGCAGGATTCCGCCAGGCATGGAGACGAACGTGCCAGTCTCCTCGTCGAACCCGTCGAGATCCGGGATAGAAACTATAAGCATTGCAGGCACCGAGGGCCCAGGAGTCTAGGTCTCTGAGCCCCCGGTGTGGTATATCAGCCTGCGAAGTGCGCCTTGATCTCGTCCGGCAGGAGGAGCTTGGGCTCGGTAGCCGAGGCTCCACCCTGACCGGCGTCGGAACCGAACAGCTTGGCCTCAAGGGTCTTCAGCTTACCGGCGTCGACGTCCAGAGACGAGATGGTCAGCAGAGAGGTGGGCTTGGCACCAGACACGTTGACCGGCGTGGTGGACAGCTCCCAAGAGAAGGAGATCGCCTCGGGAGAGTCGTTGACGGTCTTGTAGCCCTTCTCGGAAGGAGAGGCCTTGCATCCGTACAGGATGTGGAGCTTGTACCCCTTGTCCTGGCCCGCCACGTCATCACCGATCTTGGTGCGGTAGACGAGACCGAAAGCCAGTCGGTCCTGCTGACCGATCTTGACACCCTTCGTCAGCGTGGCGGAACCGTCGCACTGCTCGAACTCGTCGGGGTAGGTGTAGGCCTCAATGGTGGCCTTCAGCTTCTCAGCAGAGAGCATCGAGAGGTACAGAATGTTGTCGGCGTAGAGGTCAGTAGCCTCAGCGCCCTCGGGCTTCTCGGAGATGGCAGTGATACCATTCCAAGCGACACCCTTGCCGTAGGTCTTCTGAGCAGGGTCGTACACATACAGTGCGCAGTGGTCGACACCAGTCTCAATACGGCGCTCACCAGTCTTGTCCCAGACAAGTGCAGCCATGTTAACTCCTAATAGTAGACGTCGAAGATGTCGTGATAGAGGTTGTCCGCTACGAGTCGAGACTCATGGCGGCTAAACAAAAGGTCCTCGATCTTCGTTCGTGTCGGGTCCTCGGGATGCCGGGCAATCAGAGTAACCTGGAACCGGTTTGCTTTGATATACTTGAGGTTGTCCGCATACATCGGATCACCCGGATGCCGCTCGTAAACGATGCACGGATACGAGAGCTTCAGCGACGGGAGTGGCTGGTAATAGACCTTATCAGACCCGAGGATCTCTACCAGCTTCTCATGGAGAGCTAGCCGTCGGTCCATTATACACCCCCGTCAACTCGAGAACCAGACGGGGGAACTTCAGCTCCACGTAGGAGATCTTCCAAAGTCCCCCCATCCAGCGTACGTACTTGAGATTCTGGATGTTATCCGTTAAAAAGCCGTCAGCAATAATACTGATCTGGTTACTGAGGTTGATACTCCCCAGAATCTCGTCGCTGCTACCAAAGCGGCGTGCTTCACGAAACACATCGCCATAGTACTGCTTCTCGACAATTTTGTCTTCCCAAATTCCCGGCTCGGTCTGGACCTGTGTAGCAAATCCTATCTCACCGAAGAATTTGGCCATCTATCACGGCTCCGCGACGACGTTCCCGGCCTCGGTCTTCCGCTCAACGATGATGGCCGACTTCGGGTGAGTCAGCGCACCGGAGAGGCGGGTCTCCAGCAGGTAGTGGTACTGGTTGAAGCTAATGTCGAAGTCCTCAGCCGCGAAGAGCTGACCACCCTTGTCCGCACCAATGGTGTAATCGGACATATTGACGATGATACCGAGGGCGTCGACAGTGCCGTTCTTGGTGGAGGTGCGCTGCAGGCCCTTCATCAGCGGGACCTTGACGATCTTCGAGACGCCGACGTAGTCGGCAAGCTCGGAGACGCTGCGGAACAGACGGTGGCCCATCTTGTCCTTGAGCAGCAAGATCTCGGTGACCATGTGGGGCTCGGCGAACCAGGTGGGGTTGCCAGCGCCATCGTAGTCGTCCATAGCGCGGACGATGGAGTCCAGAACGTCCTCCGTGGTGGTCTCCTTGGCCAGGACCACGCGAGGAGCGTAGAGGCTGTCCTCCTTGTAGATCGGGCGGATGCAGTCCTCCTTGATCTTGTCCTTGGAGGAGGCCTGACGACCATCACCGATGAGGACAGCCCGACCGAGCTCCTCCTCAAGCATGATCTTCATCTCGCCGCGGATGTAGGAGACGACGTCGAAGTCTGTGATGTCCAGGATGTCGTCCCGGTCAAGACGCTGCTTCTTGTAGATGGTGGTCGGCGAGGTGACACGCTGCAGCAACGTGAAGACCTCGTCTTCCTTCTTATTGCCCTTAATGTAACCCCGGGCACGTGCCTCGTCGGCCGTGATGTCGGCGAAGCGAGTACGAATGCGGGAGAAGGGCGAGTGCTTGGCCGCGCCAACGACGGAGTTAACCCAATCGGTCTTGCGCTTGATGAACTCCGGCTGGTTCCACAGATCCTTGGCCTCGGGGAAGAGGGTCTCGATCTGCTTGATGCCGTAGGCGTCGGCGTGGGCCAGGATGGCCTGCTTCAGGGAGCCGCTGGAGCGAGCGTCCTCGAAGATGGTCTCGACCTGGGCGTGAGTCAGGACGGGGAGCTCCTCGGTGGTAGCGGAGCCCTCAAACACGTTCTTGTGAGCCATAGTATCCTCAGTTGTGTCGGAATGGGCGGTGTCATCAACCTCTTCGGTCTCCGACTCCTCCGCCTCTTCATCTACGGAATCGACGAGCTGTCCGACGATGGCGTAGACCGCCGTCTTCTGCTCCTCGGTCATTCCCTCGAAGATCTCCCCGAGCGTGGGGTCGTCCTCGTCGCCCTCAGCCTCATCGGCCTCCGGCTCCTCCTCAGCGTGCTCGACGTCATCCGTCTCCTCCGCCTCGAAGTCCTCATCCTCGTCCTCAAAGTCGTCGCCGTGAGAAACGAAGTCCAGCTGCTCATCGGTGTAGATTACAGCCTCGATCTCATCGCCATCATCGCCATGCTCGATGGAGACCTGGTCGATGAGGGCACCTGGGTTGGCGCCGCGGAGCACCAGGCTCACCTCGACGAGCTCGCCGTGGACAACGTCGTTGCCCCGAGCCCGGACGTGGGTGGCATAGATACTCATCGCCTTGATGTCGCCGTTCTTGACCATCTCTCGAGCGGTCCGGCCACGATCGGTGTTGTTCAGATGGGCGTAGGCGTAAACCCCATCATCGCGAACCTCAAGATCGGCATGCCCGAGGACGTTCTCGACGTCGCCGTGCTTGTGCTGCCAGACCAGAGGTACAGTCTTCCCATCGTACGCCGCGAATGCCCCGTGTCGGATGACCTTGTTATCCGAGCACCGAACATCGTTCTTCGTGGCGTAGCCAGAGAAATCGCACTTAACTGCCATTTTGACTACTCTCCATCAGTTCGGAAATTGGTACCTCCGATGCAGGGACGTCGTCGACCGGCTCTTCGCCAGGCGGCTGTTCCTCGCCCATCGGATTGATGTTGGAGTTCACCAACTGGTTTGCCGTCTCGTCTTCGGACTGGGCCCAGCCGAACTTCGGTCGAAGCTCATTAGCAGTACCAATCTCGTTGCGCTTGACGGAGTCGACCAGCTTGGACATCTCCTCCAGCGGGACGTTGAGGAATGGATCCTCGATCGCCATGATCCGCTGACGCTGCGTTCGGGCAGTCTTGGTGAGGAAAGTCCTGGTGATGGCATCCGTGATCGCCTTCAGAACTGGACGAACCGTTCGGTTCTGGTAGTTCAGCATCTGTCGAGCATCAGCCTTGCCGGTGAAGACATCCTCGGTCATTCCTAGCTGGTTGTACAGCTGGGTAGTGAGCCACTGAATCTGACTCATGAGGTTGTTCTCGGAAGGTCGGTTCAGCTGAGTGATTCGCTCCGCACCGTCGGTGTAAGCGATACCGTACTGTGACCCAGCGAGCTGTTCCTCAATTGCCTTTCGTCGTGCCTCGGCCTGCTGCTTCTTCAGCTCAGTCTTGACGACGTACGGAAGCTGAATGATGATGTCCAGCTTACCGGATCCAGACTGCTTGTCAATAGCATCCAACAGATGGAGCTTCTGAGTCAGTCGCTGCAGCGTAGAGTTCGGAGCATTCATTACGCTGTACAGAGGATTCTGTACAACAGCAACAAACTCCTTCTCGAGAGTCAGCTGTTCTCGCTGTCCGGTTTGGTCATTGTAAACCTCAACTCGAACGTGGCGAGGATACCAGTTCAGGATTGTGCCGACTCGCATAGATTTGATGTCGTAGCCCTGAGTCAAATCTGGGCTGACATCTGTATCTACTGGAACGATCGCTATAGCGCCCTCTTCGAAGAGCGTGAGTACCAAATCCTGGAAGAACCCCTGACCGGTCTGGTCGATGTTGGCGCTCAGAGACAGACAGTCGTCAAGGTAGCTACGGTAGTAGCTCTTGAGGTTGCCATTATCGTCAGTCTTGACGTGCCGAATAGGAACATTCGATACATCGATAGCAATCTGGTTGTAGATGCTCGTGACGATTGTCTGGTCACCGACGACAGGTCGGTAATTCAGGTTTGGATTACCGAATGTCCATGAACCATACTCCGGCGTGAAGTTCTTCTTGTCCGGGGATTTTGAAAACGCATTCCATGCGTGAGCTAGTCGATCACTAAGACCCATTTCACCTCCTCGCTCATTCGAATGCCTCCTTGTTGATCTTGTATGCCACGAAGGCATCCATCAGAGCAGCCACTGAGTCGATCTTCTCTTCCGAGCGTTTCTTCAGTAGCTTCCGGTTTCCGTTGGTATCCTCGAGAGTGACGCAGTTACCCATTGTGAATGACATGAGTTCCTGGTCGAAGATGAGTAGGCGTTCCGAGGCCAGTTTCTTCAGTTCCCCAAGGGGGACCGATTCGGTTCTAGCACCCTGGATTACCTTCTCGATACCGTACGGTCCGTTCTCCTGTTCCCACCTGGTTACGAACTCCTTGGCGTTGTATGGGTCAAACCCAAACGCCGAGACATCGTACTTCTGTTCATCGATATAAAGGTCTAGATCTTCATAGACCTCCATCATGTCTAGGACGGTACCCTCCATAACTCGGAGGCTTCCTTCTTGGATGAACTCGTCATACTTCTGGCGTAAAGCTCCAGGCAACTTCATGAGCGTCAACTCAGAGATGTATGCCAGAGTCTTTACACCGAAAGCCTGATTCCGGAGTGGGAACAGGAAGGTGAATGCACAGAAGTCATCACCCTGGGACAAGTCGGCGCCCATAGCGCACTGCATGTTCCAGAAGGTGTTCTTCCTGTGCGGGATTGTCTCCTCGTAGGTGAAGAAGTAGGTGTATCCCTCCATGGGGATCCCGAACCTCTTGGCGAGGATGTCATTTCGAGCGGCAGGAGCTTGTTCCATTCGCTCGACGTCCTGCTGGTACCGATCATAAGAGACAGTGATGCCAATATTCGGCTGGGCTTTCACCCACATAGCAGGATCTGCTACTTCCTTGATGTCGTCAAGGCGGTAGTAGAAGATTGAGATGTGAGGGGCGATATATTCACCCTTCAGGATTTTGAGCAACTCCATCTTCATGGTGTCGCCCACCGCATTGCGGATTGTTCCCTCAGATGAAACGGCCAGAATGACCGGATCATCGATCTTTGAGGCACCCTGTTCGAGAGCACCGACTACGTCCTCACGGATGTCGCCTGATAACCACTCATCTACCGTACAAACCTTGGGCCGAAGACCCTGAAGCTTGTCGATGGACATGGGTCGAACCTCGAGAAGGGATCCGGTGAGGAAGTTCTCCACACCTTTCTTCGTAGCAACCAGTTTCTGGCGATTAGCCCTCGCACCGGTTGTATTTTGAATGGATCCCTCAGTCAGGAACTTGTACAGCGGACCTCGGGCTCTGGTGATTGCGGTCCGGAATGGGCCCATCACCTCTTCAGCCTGCTTCATGGTCGGAGCCGTAGCGATCTGATGTGTCGTAGTGGTGTCAATCACCATGAAGTAGTTCTGGATGAGCGACATATACATCGACTTCGCTGCTCCACGAGCAACGATCAGATACTGCTTGATTGTTAGGCGCTTCTTTACTGTTTTGGTCTCGTATCGACCGCCGACTCCGTCCTCATACGGGACGAATACCTGGCGATCCTCGAAGTAGTACCAGCCAAGGAGCTGTTCGGCCCAGAGCTTGAAGCTGTCGAGCAAATGGAGGTCGGCTCCGTCGGACAGTGTGAGCTCGTTCTCGCAGTAAGCGATAAAGCCCTCTACAGCCTTGTCATCATAGTAGTATTCGGGGTTTGCGATGAGAGCATCGATGCGATTCATCTCGCATGAGATCTCTTCGCATACCGGAATCTCGCCTCGGACGACTGCATCTCGAAACTGCCCGTAGTATTTTGGTACTGCGGTGTTCGAGAGCATTACTTAGCTGTACTCCCAGGATTGCGCGGATAGCGCTTCTTCTTGGGTGAGGGCTTAGTCTGCTTGTACGACTTCGGCTTCTCGATCTGCTTTGGCTTAGACGACTGTGGAAGCTTCTTACGGTCAGGACCGCCAGTAGAGCTATAAGTCTTATGTGCCTCTTCAGCGACAACCGACGCAGCCTCTGCAGCTTCCTTAGCCTTCTCAGCCGCCTTCTTGAGCGTCTCTCCGGCCGACTTACCGGTCTTGCCGGGATCGAATGACTTATCGAAGGCCGTCTTCATGGCCTTGGTTGCTGCGTACGTACCGGCCTTAGTTAGGGAGTTCTCGAGGATCGATCGAGTGACTTCACGACCTCGAACCAGGTGGCGATCGGCCTTGAGCTCCCGATAGCGTTTCTCTTGCTCCAGCCGCTTAATTCGTGACTGAAGCTCGGAGTCGCTGATCTTCTTGTATCCGCGGTTTGCGAACTTCTTTCGGGCCTTAGCGTCGGCCTTTGCCTGCTTCTTTCCGGCAACTCGCTGGTCATGAGCCTGCTTAGCCTTCTGAACCTTAGTCGCTCCAGTTCGGGCGGTCTTGATAGTGGTCTTGGTGGCGTTGGCGGTGAATCGCCCACTCTTCTGGATAGCCTTGATGGTGGCCTTCCGACCGGCACTAGCCTTCTTGCGGATGACGCCCCATTTCTGGCCTTTTACACCGTGGTGAATGAGGTCTTCTACCTCTGCTTCCCCTCGGTCTGATAGATCAGTCGCCATGCTGCCTCCTCGATCAGCTTCTGATATGCCGATACCAAGAAGGAGTTCCCCGGTGGGTCGAAGAACAGCTTAACCTTCATGGCGATGTATGACTTGATTGCAGCCTCGTCGTCGATCTGGTCGAAGACGGTCCAGGCAGTATCTTTCTCAATTGAGACATCGCATTTTGGCCCCAATTGTGCGAGATCCATACGTGCAGTGTTGATGTGCATGAGGATCTGGTCGTCGAAGACATCATATCCCGGCATGATGCCGATTGCCTTCTTAGTGTCTTCAAGAATGGTTCCCATTAGATCCTCCAGGGAGCTTGATCATTCGGTCGACGCTCAACAACTCGTGGTGTCAACCTCGATCGGTCTCCGAAGTGTATCGCGTTGTGGGTATTCTTGGTTGTCGTGATGAGAAACTCTGGCTCGAGGATGTCTGGATTGAATTCCTCGAGATCTCTGGGCTGAATCGGATTCATGTGGTGGATTAGCGGCATGTATCTGATGTCAAGTCCCTCGATCCCGAGGTCACAGGCTTCATCTCGAGCCAGAACAAAGTTCCTGACCTTCTTCCACTCCGTCGAGGTGTAGAATCGTTGGTTCAGGTAACGATCGAAGCCAAACGTGGCTGTACCGACTTGCCCGGTGAGAGCCAGGTAGTCAAACCGCTCCTCAAAGGTCTCGAGGCGCGCCAGTTCAGTATACGTTCGTAACATCTCCCGCTCCAGAGTATGTACGGAAGGCTTCGATGGCTTCTTTGGCAATCTTCTCGGCTTGCTCCGCGCTGACGAGCGCAGTCTTCTTCGCCTCGAGGAGTGCTGTTTCGTTCCTCAGCTTCTCTACCTCCAGCTGTTCTCTTGTGGAGGCGAGCTTGAGGTAGTGATTCACCGTGGTTGCCGGTGCTGTACCCTCTCGAAGCTGCTTCTCAGCAAGCTCAAGCGCCAGGTTGATCATTTGCGCTTCGCGTTGCTCTACAGTTCGAGCTGGTTTAGAGGGTGTTGCGGCCCTTTTACCCATAGTTGCTCCTTAGATAGAGGGCGTTTGGGGCCAATTAGGGGTTAGATTCTAGGGCCCGTTGTGAGCGAGACCAGCGGGAAGAAAGGAGCACACGAGAAACTTCCCGTGGGCCCTAGAACCTAATCCCCAATTGGCTTTCCAAATATCCCTCCGGGGAAAATATGGAGGGGGCGGCGATGAGGGAGGGGGGAC